AGCTCCACACGGCTGCCGACCGGATACTGCCTGCGGATACGCTCCACAATTTCTCTGGGCGGAAAATTATTGCTCATTTTCAGTTTCCTCCTTGTCCTGCAGGCTCATCACATCGTCGTAAAGGTCAGCGTTCGTTTCAATCTTTTCGATGTACTTCTGCGCCTTGGAATTGCCGCTTTTGAACGCGCCGCTGCCGGTGAGATTCTTCAGCAGGATTTTCCGAGCCGCTTTGTACTCGTCACCGATGAAGCCGAGCCGGAGCAGAAAGCAGCGGAATGCGTATTTGTCGTTCTCGGTTTCCTTTTCCTTGGCGATTACGCGCTTCTGCGTTTTCGCCATACTGATAAGCTTGCTCGTAAAGTGTGTGTAGGCGCTGATTTCCTCCGGTGTCGGAAAGCCGTCAAACCACGGGAAGCTGACCTTCTCATCGTCCACCTCAATCGGCAGAGCATCGACCGCCAGCGCCTTTTTGATGAGTGTCTCCTTGCTTGCCACCAGCAGACGCAGGTTTTCAAGTGCCGCGTCGGTGATGTCCTCCCGCGGGTAGGAAAGAACAAGGGAATCGACGGCTTCCTCGGTTTCCGCTTCAAAGCCCAGTTCATGCAGCCGCTGGATGAGCTTTTCAATTTTCTCGCTGTCGGCGCTCCCCGCGCGTTGCGGATTGCGGTCGTCAAAGCAGACGGTGCCATTTTTGTCGATGGTAAAGCAGCCCACCTCATAGGCGAAGGTCGGAGCGCCCTTGTACGTTGCCGCGCATTCCATAAATTCCGCGATTGCCGTGACCAGCCGCTTGCGGTCGCTGCCCGTGACGTTGTACTTCATTTCCATTCTCCGTCCCTCCATCCCATGAAAAACAATACCGCGTCGGAAAACCCGGCACGGTAGTAGCAGTTCATCGTCTCGCCGTCCACCAGAGAGTAGGCGTTTTCCCATTCGAGGTACGCCTGACGCTGCTCCGGGGTCAGTGAGCTTTTCAGTTTTTCGGTGCAGCGTTTAAACTTCTGATAGGCTTCCTGCAAGCCCTCATTGTCGCGTGCTCCGCAGTCGTCGATGCGCTGCTGGAGGAAGTCGTCGAGCGCTTTTTTCAAGTCATTGTCGTGCATTTCATGTACCACCTTTCAATTTGGTAGGTACATATATCACTCTAAACGCCTGAAATAGCAAGCTTTCTGTGAGAGAAAAACGACATTCTCCGGTATGCACAAACCGCCGAAAGCTGTACCTGCGGGAAGTGTGGGTATTATGCCTTGGAGAGAAATACTAGGAGTCGTATTCCTGCAGCTTCAAATAATGCGCCAGCGCATAGTTCGTGCAGACGAGCTTTGGAGAGCGGTGTCGCTTGCACCTCAAAATCAAGAATTGCTATTCTCACGGGCAACCATCTCCGCATAGGCATACGTCAGCCCGTCGCGCTGTACGGAAACCTTGTCCGCCGAACCGACCTGCTCGATGTAGCGTTTCACGATCACGTCACAAAACTTTTCGTCAAGCTCAATGGTGTAGCAGGAGCGGTCGCTTTGCTCACAGGCGATGAGAGTACTGCCAGAGCCGCCGAAGGGGTCAAGCACCAGCGTATTGCTCATGCTGGAATTCATAATCGGGTATGCCAGCAGCGGGATTGGCTTCATGGTCGGATGGTCGCCGTTCTTCTTGGGCTTGTCGAACTCCCAGATGGTCGTTTCCTTGCGTCCGGTATACCACTGGTGCTTGCCTTTTTTCTTCCAGCCAAACAGCACCGGCTCGTGCTGCCACTGATAGGGCGAGCGCCCCAGCACCAGTGACTGCTTTTTCCAGATGCAGCAGCCGGACAAAAAGAAACCGGCATCCGCAAAGGCTCTCCTGAAATTCAGCCCCTCGGTGTCGGAATGAAAAATATAGATACTGGCATCGTCCGCCATAACTGCTTCGATGTTCTGGAATGCCACCAGCAGGAATCTGTAAAATGCGTCGTTTGCCATATGGTCATTTTTGATTTTTCCGGCACTGCCCTCGTAGTTGACGTTGTATGGCGGGTCCGTAATGACGAGATTTGCTTTTGCGCCGGCCATCAGCAGCTCGAAAGTATCCGATTGGGTGCTGTCGCCGCAGACCAGCCGGTGCCGCCCCAGCGTCCAGGCATCGCCGAGCTTGGTGATGACCGGCTCCTTGAGCGCTGCCTCCACATCGAAATCATCATCGTGGATTTTGTCCTTGACCTTATCCTTGAACAGATCGTCCAGCTCTGCGGGGTCGAAGCCGGTCAGCGAAACGTCAAAATCAGTACCCTGCAAATCCGCGATGAGCAGTGCCAGCTTGTCCTTATCCCACTCGCCGGAAATCTTGTTGAGGGCGATGTTGAGTGCTTTTTCCTTTTCCTCCGGTAGCTCTACCACCACGCAGTCTACTTCTGGAATGCCCATATCGATGAGCACCTTTAGACGCTGGTGACCACCGACAATTCTGCCTGTGGTCTTATTCCAGATGAGTGGCTCGACATAGCCGAATTGTTCGATGGAGCGCTTCAGCTTGTCATATTCGGGATCGCCGGGTTTCAAATCCTTACGGGGATTGTAATCGGCGGGAATGAGCTGCTCCACGGGTATTTTTCGTACATCCATAATCAGTCCTCCTGCTTCACGGCGGTTTTGCCGGTGAAATTTTCCCAGCGCTTGATCATGACATCGCAGTAGTGCGCGTCCAGCTCCATGATGTAACAGGTGCGGTCAAGCTGCTCACAGGCGATGAGCGTCGTGCCCGCGCCGCCAAAGGGTTCGACCACAACGTCATTTTCATCGGTAAAAGCGACAATGTATTCCGACGGCAGTGCCACGGGGAAAGTGGCGGGGTGCTCGGCGCGAATCTTGCCTTTTTCACTGAGCTGCTTCGTGACCGACTCAAGGCTGGTCTGCTCCGGCAGCTCCAGCAAGCTTTCCATCTTCTTGAATGCGCCGGTTTCATTGCCGCGCCGCGCAATCCGAAAGGAGCCGTCCGCCTGACGGATTTTGTTGTAGCGCCCGCCGGAGTAAATGCTGGCTTCCTTCTTGCGCCACGTCGGATTCACTACCACCGGCTCTTTGCCAAAGCAGAATATCCATTCATGCCGGATGGGTATCATCGCGCTTTGCTGTCCGACGCTGCCGCAGGTGAGCTTATCCCACACATTCCACGCCAGCAGCTTTAGACCGGCTTGCTTCGCCGTGTCGATGTAAGTATTCCAATAGGGATAAACCTCGCCGTCCTTGCGCTGGATTCCGAGATTGACAGCTTGCAGCGCGGCGAACGGTTCATAGCAAGGGAGAAACTGCGCAATGCTCTCGACCGACAGCTCCTTATCGCCGTTGTAGGTTCGCATATCACTGTACGGCGGCGATGTAAAGAGCAGCTTGCTTTTCTGCCCGTCCATCAGTCTGGCAACATTGCTTTTATCGGTGCTGCTGCCGCAGAGCAGCCGATGCCGTCCGAGCTGCCAAATGTCGCCGGACTCGCATACCGTTGGCTCATCTGTATTGACCTCCGGCACAATATCCTGCACGATTTCATCATCAACACCGAGCATGAGCCCAATCTCGCTGGTATCGAAACCGGTCAGCGTGACGTCGAAGTCCTCCGCTTTCAAATCCGAGAGCAGGTTTTCGAGCTTTTTCGTATCCCACTCGCCGGAAATTTTATTCATGGCGATGTTGAGTGCCTTTTCACGGGTGGCATCCAAGCTCACCACCACGCACTCCGCGCTCTCATAGCCGAGTGCTTTCAAAACGGAGAGCCGCTGATGACCGGAAATGACCGTGAAGCCCGTCGCCTCGTTGACGACGATCAGCTCCACATAGCCGAAGCTCTCGATGGAACGCTTGAGCTTCTCAAACTCCGCATCGCCGGGACGCAGCTCCTTGCGCGGATTGTATTTTGCCGGATTCACCTCCGACAGCTTTAGGCTTCGTATATCCACGTCATTTGCCCCTCCTTGCATTGAGCAAGCGCTCCATTACGTCATCCTGCGGGTTTGCGCCGCTGTACTCACCGGTGCAGTTTTCCTTGACGATTTGAAAAATCTCGTACCACAGCCGGTTGGTCTGATTCATGTAATTCTGACCCATCGCCACATACGGGCTTTGAATCGCGTTGCCCGTCGTCGGATGCTTTGCCAGAAAGCCGTAGGTGGTGACCGCTTCCTCACACTGAATCCAGCGGGCGACGCTCATGGCGTAGCGCTCCAAAAGCTGCGGAGAGACCAGCGCCGCGCAGCCGCGTTCGTTCAGCCATGTCCATGTGTTTTTGTAAATCTCACCGGCTACCAGCGTCTTGCCGTCCTTTTGAACCGCTTCGAGCATTTTGTTCGGCTCCGGCATCGCCTGCCCCTGAAGGTCGGCAGCGCCGGAAAACTCCATGACCGTCAGTGTTCTTCCGCCGGGATTGCCGGCAGCGATTTTGTCGGCTAACGGCTTCTTTTTTGCGCCCGCGCCGACACGAGCGCCGCCTCTGTTGGTTCCGTCCTTCGCCAAAATATCACCTCGCTCTTGTGTTAAGAACGCCGCAGCGCTTTTTTGTGCCTATTCCCCCGTTTGAAACCGCGTTTTTCAACAGAAAGCCCCGCGCCGCTGTCCGCTTGAAGCAGGTGTAGAGATTTTGATACCCCCACCGGCTCACGCCTCGCGGTTATTTTTGTTTGCTTCCAGCGTAATGCGCGAGTGACACGCCTTGCAAAGCGCCATCAGGTTATGCACATCGTTGGTGCCGCCCTGACTAAGCGGAAGAATGTGATGAACCTCCTCGGCTGGTGTCAGCCGACCGGACTTCTTGCACGCCTCGCAGAGCGGGTGCGCCTTGATGAAGCGGTCGCGGATACGCTTCCACGCGCGGCCGTAGCGTTTATTTGTCTCCGGCTCGCGCTGGAAATGATTGTAGTGATAGTCCATCTGCTTTTGATGCTCGGCACAGTATTGCTCGCTTGTGGCGAGCCGACCGCAGCCGGGATAGGCGCAGGGACGCTTTGGTTTGTAGGGCATTTGATCCGCCTCCTTGCGGGCAAAGGAAAAGCCCTGCGGGATTGCTCCCACAAGGCTCTCTTGATTCTGTTTTCCTGATTATAATACTATCATAAGCGGCAGGTGTCTTTCAGTGTCTTTTTGTGTCCGCTTTGGAAAACGCGGGAATTTTACAGTCCTCCAGCGCCCGTGTATGGAGCTTATGAATGTAACGCAGGTCGTAGCCCATGTCCACCGCAATCTTTTCCCAAGACAGAAAGCAGAGGTAACGCTTCTCCAAAAGCGTTTGGTACTCCGGATTCTCCACCGCTTTGATGACGCCCATGATTTCTTTTTTAAGGTCGACCAGCATGTCAATGTCGTGGTTGATGTCCGCTTGCAGATCAACAATCTTACAGACCGCGTCCGCCATGCGAGAGACAGAACCGCTGGGATTGCGGGGCATGCCCGTCAGCACTGATGTACAGGTTGTTGCCAGCTCATTCAGTGAGTCAATCTGTTGGAGCTTTGATTTGATGCGCATATCCAGATAACGTGCCTGAGAAAGATAGGTTTTAGCAGTCATAGCGCACCTTCTCCTTTCTCAGCTTGGAAATCAGTATTTCTGGGTTGACGCTCGTCAGCGTGCCAAACCAGTCGGAGCGGAAGAAACGCTCGATGCTGGCGAGCTCCTGCTCGTCGTCGTGCAGCCGGTAATCCTTGACTGCCTGCAGCACGATGGCGTTTGCCAATTCTTCATATGGATTCATCATCTGTACCTCCGATATTTTGTATTTCTCTCGGATTGGCACGGATTGTCGTAGATTTTCTCAGATTTTCAAGTCCGCTTTTACGGCATCGATCAGCGCCGCTTGGGTGCTGTCTTTCTTGGACAATACCTTCAGAATTCGCTCGTCGATCGTACCTTTGGCAACAATGTGCTGCACCACAACCGTTTCGGCGTTTTGCCCCTGCCGCCAGAGCCGGGCAATGGTCTGCTGGTAAAGCTCCAGTGACCATGTCAGCCCGAACCAGACGATGCAGGACCCGCCGCTCTGAAGATTGAGCCCGTGACCGGCAGAGGCAGGATGAATAAGCGCCACGGGCAGTTCGCTGTTGTTCCACCGCTTGATGCTCTCAGAACTGTCCAGCTTGGAGAACGGGATGTGAAGCTTCTGCAACCGCTCGGTAATGCGGGCAAGATCGTGTTTGAACCAATAGGCAACCAGCAGCGGTTTTCCACCGGCGGCTTCGATGATGTCCTCCAGCGCATCCAGCTTCCGGTCGTGAAGATTCACGGTACCGCCGTCATCGGTGTAAATAGCGCCATTCGCCATCTGGCAGAGCTTGCCGGTGAGCGCGGCGGCATTGGCGGCGGTGATTTCTCCGCCCGGTAGCTGCAGGACGAGGTCTTGCTTCAAACCGTCGTACCGTTTACGCTCCTCGTCGGAGAGCCGGACGGTATATTCGCTGCTGACCAACTCCGGCATTTGCAAAAGGTCGGTGGAGCGCATGGAAATGGTGATATCGGAGATTTTGTCATAAATCTGCTGCTCTGCGCCGGGCAAAGGCTTGTAGCTGAAGATGACCTGCCCATTGCGCTTGTCAGGCTGGAAATATTCAAGGCGGTAACGGCTGATAAAGCGTCCGAGACGTGCGCCCATGTCCAGCAACCGGAACTCCGCCCATAAATCCATCAGCCCGTTGCTGCTGGGAGTGCCGGTCAGCCCGATGATGCGCTTGACCGTAGGACGAACCTTCATCAGCGCCCGGAAGCGCTTCGCCTGATAATTCTTGAAGGACGACAGCTCGTCAACCACAACGGTGTCAAAGCTGAACGGCAATTTGCTGTCCTCGATAAGCCACTGGACATTTTCGCGGTTGATGATGTAAATATCGGCGGGCTTCAGCAGCGCCGCACGTCGCTCCGCTTCGGTGCCGACAGCCACGGAGCAGATGAGGTTCTGCAGGTGATCCCACTTATCTGCTTCAGCAGGCCATGTGTCCCGTGCCACTCGCAGCGGGGCGATGACCAAAATGCGGTGCGCCTCGAAGCTGTCAAACAATAGGTCGTTCAGCGCCGTCAACGTGATAGAAGTTTTACCAAGACCCATGTCAAGCAGAACAGCGGAGATAGGATGGTCCTCGATGTACTGGGTGGCATAGGTCTGGTAGTTATGTGGTTCATATTTCATCAAGGATTCCTCCAATCTGCTGTTCATCATCAAGAACATAGACTCTAAAACCAAGCCGCCGAAGCAGTCCATGCCGTGCCAGCTGTAACGGTCGCGGATTTTTGTTTGGCGCTTTAACCTCCACAAAGCCGATGTGACCGCCCGGTAAAAGCACAATGCGGTCGGGCATTCCGTCGAAACTGGGGCAAACGAGCTTCGGCGCGATGCCTCCAGCGGATTTGACTGACTGAACCAGTTTTTTCTCTATTGCTTTTTCTCTCATATTCGTTCACTCCATCAGAGATTTTTAAGGCGGGGTAACCTCGACGCATGTCATATCTAAAACTTTTCTTAGGGCTATTTTTTTGTTTCTAAGAGACTTTTTGTATATGACCTTTATCGAGGTTACCCCATGGCCCTCTTATGACAGAAATTCCTCGAAATCTCCGTCGTCTGTTTTTATCCTCAATCCGGCAAAGAAACGCTTGTTTTTCACCTTGATACGGCTATACCCGGCGGCCTCCAGTGCGGAATAGAAGTCTGTCGTGCTGCGGATATACTCGTTGGTATCAATGCAGTAATTCCGATAGGACTGATAAAGCACACTGGAGCTCTCGCGGAAGCCGGCGTCAAGCTCGCATTTGTCCTCAAGAAAGTGTCCAAACCAGTCGTTTTGCGCCCGATATTCCGCGATTGCTTTCTGCACGCATTCCGGCACGGGAATTTTGTAGTCCAGCGCAATGACCTTCTTGGCGCCCTCAATGACCCACGCCAGAATGCTTTCGCCGGCGTTTTGGTAAAGGTACTCGCCATAGTTCTTGATGTCGTTGCTGCCTTCAATCTTGGCGTCGAAGGGGATAACAATCAGCCTGCGCCAGATTCCGTCGTCGGAGGCGCTGACCTTCGGGAGATGATTCGTGTAGAGCACCAGCGTGTGACAGGGCGTGAAGCTGAACGGGTCCTTGTACTTTTTCTCTGCAAACACCTCATCGGTGGAGCAGAGCTGCTTGACGGTGGAGTCGTTGAGCCGAGCGCCTTCCTGCATTTCAGCGGCGATGAGCAGGCGCTTGCCCTTGACCTCCGCCATTTCTGGCTTGATGTTACGACGACAGCCGACCGTCAGCGTATCGGCGGAGATGTTGCCGCTGTAAAGGCCCAGCACACGGGAGACCGCATTCCAGAAGGTGGACTTGCCGTTACGCCCGCCGCCGTAAGCGATAATCAGAGCTTCCACATAAACCTTGCCGATTGCGGCAAGCCCGCAGATCATCTGTACATAGTCGATAAGCGCCTGATTGCCGCAAAAGATGAGTGCCAAGCTGTCCTGCCAGAGCTGTGAGCCCTTGTTACCAGGCGACACAGAGGTCATTTTTGTAATAAAGTCTTCCGGTGAATGCTCCCTTGCGCCGTCCATGCCTTTCCGAAGATCATAAGTGGCATCGGGTGTACACAATAAAAAGCAATCCGCATCAAGGTCGCGGGGCGAGATTTCCAACATGGGACGAGATTCCTTTAACGTCGCGGTGATGTTTTTGGAGTCTCGGCGGCGGATGACAAAGGATTGATATGCCTTTGCCGCGAGAAATGCCCGATACGCTTCGAGTTGCGCATCATTCATCAGACTTTCGGCTTTGCTCTTGGATGCGCCTTCGAGAATCGTCTGACCGCCATTTTCTGTCAACAGTTTCATCGCTGACAGTAATTCCTTAGTGGCTTCCTCCAACTGGCGGCGGGTTAGCTCGTGCGCAACGGCCTGCGCGCCGGGCTCGCTTTCCTGCCAGTAGTGCTCGTTATAGCGGATGAAGTGCGTCGCGGGCGAATATCGCAGCTCACCGGAGAAGTGTTTTGCCAGAATCTCGGCCTGCCCCACGTCGGAGTAATCTCCGGGCTTGTAGGAAACTGAAACGTTATAGGCTTCCGGCGGCACATAGCCGTCCTGCCGCTGTATCTTTGCAAAGAAGCGCTGTGCGCTGTGCCAAATAGTCGAAAGCTCGAAATCCGGGAGCGGCGGCGCGCATTTTGCGGCTTCCTCCATGAACGCCTGATATGCTTCCTCGCTGTCGCCATACTTTTTGATGACGCGGCCGGCAAAACGGGAGAGTGTTGCGTTTCGGCTGCCCTCCGGGATAACCTGACTCGCACGATACCCGCCGGCCATATTTGCGTCGAAATCGTCACCTGCCAAGAAGTCCGTTAGCTTCATGCAGCCCTCGTGAATTTCCACCTGCGGCGAATTGGTGCCGAAGAAAAATCGCGCGGCGTCCAGCGCTTTTGTGTCGAAATATGGGAAGATGGCATTGACCAGCTTTTTCATATCACTGTAGCAGGAAGCGTCAGTAACGCGGTTTATGGGGAACAGGACATGAAATTTGGGACGAGCGGGTTTTCCGTTCTTTTCGCGCATATGCGACCGGCTGTAATGAACGGCAAAGGCTACATTGGGAAACGCCGCTTCTACATCGGCGGGCTGCATCCATTCATCGGGATTTTCAGAGTGGTCATTATCGCAGTCCA